CGAAAATAATGAGGATGATGCAAAATAAAGAACCAATAAAAGACGGCGCGCCTCTAATATTCACAGAAAGAAAGGATGGTGTAATGAGTGCATACAATATACGCACAGACCGATGGGAAGTGGCAGCAGAAGCTATGGACTTAGTAACCAGGAGCAAATTAGCTAAAAGGGATAACCTACCAACACCAGGAGATGATGTTAAAACAATAGATATGAAAACAGACGGGAAACCCGAGTCAGTACCTGGCAAGCAAACTGGATAAAAACAGTTTATAGATGGGACACTACGCATGTACTCTTATATATCAAGATAAGAGTACACGCTTTTAACAAAAAGACGCGAAAAAATGACACAGATAAACCACCTGGAACAAATGATCAGCCAACATAAAAAAATGGCTAATTCATACCTCAAAGAGGCTCAAAAACACAAACAAATAGTATATAGATGTGAAACAGAACTTAAAAACATAAAAAAATGGCAATCGACCCAGTAACAGGAACTCTGATAACAACAGGCGCGCAAATAGGTGGCGACCTGTTAGGAATGATAGGTCAGAAGAAACGCGAAAAACGCGCGATGAAAAACCAAAAGGAACTGATGGACTTACAGCAACAGAACCAAATGGAACTAAACAAACAAGGACATGAAATACAACTTGATACCTGGAAGAAAACAAGCTATCCTGCACAAATGACAATGATGAGAGAAGCAGGGTTAAACCCTGGCTTAATGTATGGGATGGGGGGCGGGGGTGGCAGCACCACAGGATCACAAGGTGGCGGATCAGCTCAGGGAGGATCAGCCCCCGCCCCGCAGCCAATGAATATTGGAAACTTAGTATCAGCAATAAAGGCGGGAATGGAATTAACAATGATAGCTGTAGAAAAAGCTAAGAAAGAAGCCGAAACGAAGAACATACAAGCAGGCACAATCAAAACAGGGGCAGAAACAGCAAACGTTGAAGCAAACACAGCATTAACGCAAGTACGAACAGACATAGAAAAGATTAACCAGGCAAACAGACAGTACCAAATAGACGCAGAATTGCAAAACGTAGCGCAGAAAACAGCAGAACTAAAGCTAAAGAACCAATTAACAACGGAACAATTCGATAGCCTGGTGGAAGAAGCAAAACAAAACGCAATAGGCGCAACACTAAGAAACAAACTAACAGAAACACAAACAAAAGCAACAGAGGCACAGATCAACGAAATACAAACAAAAATCTACGCTAAATACAGAGAACTGGCACAAACAGATAGAACCCTGGATCAGGCAGATACAAGAATAAAGATAGAGAAGTTCCAAAAGGAACTGGAAGCTGAATATCCTGGAATGTGGAATGTATTCGGAAGCGTACTAAAGAAAGGATACAACAGCCTGGAAGAAGCAGAAAGAACAATATACCAAATGATGGGAAAGGATATGACAACAAATCCCGACAAAATAAAGTAACAAATACACTTGGATCACTTACCCAGGGAAGGGGAAACCCCTTCCAGGGTAAATAATCTGTAATAAAAAGTAAATGTGCCTATACCCGAGATTAATAATAAACAGAAAATACACACCGACAATAAAAAACAAGGGACATGTACCGAAAATAAAAGATGAAAGAACAAGATTTGTCCCTGTAGGGTGTGGGAAGTGTATGGAATGTATGAAGCAGAAAGCAAGGGAATGGAAAGTTAGATTAATGGAAGAAATGAGAGTAAAAACAGTAGATATAAAATTCATAACACTAAGCTTCAGTAATGAAAGCCTAATAGAACTAGAGAGAGAAGTAAATAAAGGACAAGTAAAAGCAATGGGTTATAAACTGGATAATGAAATAGCAACGTTAGCAGTTAGAAGATACCTGGAAAGATGGAGATGGAGATTTAAAAAGAGTCAAAAACACTGGTTTGTAACAGAATTAGGACAAACCAACACAGAACGCCTACACATTCACGGATTAATATGGACAGATGAAGATATCAAAATAATATCAGAAGTCTGGAAATACGGAAAAGTATGGGTGGGCGACTATGTAAATGAAAGAACAGTAAATTATATAGTGAAGTACATAAATAAAACAGACGAAAACCATAAATACTATAAACCAATAGTATTAGTAAGTCCAGGGATGGGATGTAATTACTTAAAAAGATATGACAGTGAAAACAACCTATACCAGGGTAAAGACACAAACGAAATGTACAAAACAAGACAGGGTCGTAAATTACCGTTACCTAAATACTATCGAAATAAGTTATACGATGAAGAAGAAAAAGAAGAACTATGGATAAATTTGATAGATAAACAAGAGAGATGGGTAAACGGAATAAAAATTGACATCAGTCAAAATGAAATAGACTACTATAAAGTATTAGAAGAACAAAGAATAGTAAACAAAACCCTTGGATATGGAGATGACGAAAAAAACTGGGATGAAAAACAGTATGAACTAAACAGACGCAACCTAAAAAGAAAACAAAGGTCTAAGGATGGGGCAGATGGGGCAGAACGCCCGATCAGCAGAATAAAACATAATGAACAGATAATGAAAGAGTTAATAAATAATTTTGGAAATAATGGAAATTCAACTCAAATTTGAATGGTGGGACGGTCCACCAAGCGCAACCATAAAAAAAAGAAAGGAGGAAAATGGTAATAAAAGAGATCATAATGATAGCACTAATGATTGTGCTAATAGTTACATATGTAACTGGGAAGAATTATCAAAAGACTGAAATAGTAATAATTACAAACAAAAAAATCGTAAAAAATGACACACACAAAAGAACCTATTCCTATGATCCAGGAAAAAGACGAAACACAAAACGAAGAGATGATTAAAAGAACTGAAATACCTAACAGTCCATTCATGGTAATAACTACGAAAGAAGGAAGCTTTGGAGCATTAGGAAACTATAAGCTTACAGAAAACTACTCAACAGAAAAAGAAGCAATAAACGCTACCCAGGCAATGACCTGGAATAGATTAATACAAGTAATGTCCTTAGTACACACAATCTTAAACGAACACAAATGAAAACAACAATCGGAGGCGACCGCCTGGGATCAGGCAGTAAAATGGAAGTATCAATGAGGAACTATGAAAGGTCAACGCATGACCTGAGTTTCCTATGGAGATCAAGTATGAGTGCGGGAACGTTAGTACCGTTCCTTAATGTCCTGGCACTGCCAGGTGATAGCTTTGATATAAACCTGTATTGCGATGTGAAAACACTACCAACAATAGGGCCGTTATTCGGAAGCTATAAAGTACAACTGGATGTGTTTGAAGTACCGATAAGACTATATAATGCCAAACTACATCAGAACAAATTAGGTGTAGGAATGGATATGAGCAAAATATACTTACCACAACTGGAAGTAAGAGCAAACAACGCAACAGGACAAAAACACACCTACTCAGATAACGAACAAATAAATCCAAGTAGCTTACTGAAATACCTTGGAATAAGTGGTGTCGGAAAAATAAACGGAACAGTAAACCCGATAAAAAGGCAATTCAATGCAGTACCTTTCCTTGCCTATTACGACATATACAAGAACTACTACGCAAATCGTATGGAAGAAAGAGGATTTATAATCCACACAGACGGAACAACTCAAAATACAGCAATGACACCAATAAACGCTGTAGTATTTGATAAAAGCGGAAAATGGTTAAGAACAATCCTGGGAACAGCGGGAGCAGTAGCAGCAACAGACTATGTTGAAATAATATATCCAAGCAATAGTGTTCAACCCGATCCAACAACAGTACAAACAGGACTCAGCACCTGGGCAACAGTATTTGAATGGAAAACAAACCAAACAGGAGGATATAACATACTGAAATGTAGTGGATGCACAGCAGGAAGTTACACGATCCTGGCACAACCGGCAACACCGAAATATGCAATAGCTGCAAACATAGCATTAAGAAGCTTTCCGCTAAGTTCCATTGATAATATGAGGGATAAAATACTTCAATATTCAGGATCAACAGCCTATGTAGTAGATGGAACAGCAGCAGCACCGTACAGCAATCATCTGTTATTCAATGGAACAGATGGAAGCGTATATAAAAAATTCTCATGCTTCTACAGCCAGGAACAATTAGCAATTAAAACGTATCAAAGCGATCTATTCAATAACTGGCTTGCATCAGACTGGATTGATGGTGTAGATAGTATTAACGAAATAACAAGCGTTAGCACGGTCGGCGATGTATTCACAATAGACGCGCTTAACCTGGCTCAAAAAGTGTATATAATGTTAAACAGAATAGCAATAAGCGGAGGAACTTATGATGACTGGCTTGACGCAGTATATACACATGAAAGGGTAAAGAGTATAGAAAATCCAGTATATCATGGAAGCTTAATTAAAGAACTGGCATTTGAAGAAGTAATTAGCCTTGGAGATACGACCAACTCAGACGGAGATAAAAACCCACTGGGAACACTGGCAGGCAGAGGAAGATTAACAAGTAAAAACAAAGGCGGGAAGATGGTTATAAGAGTAAACGAACCTAGTTATATAATGGGAATCGTAAGCATAACGCCTAAAGTTGACTATAGCCAGGGAAACGCATGGGATGTAAACCTAAAAACGTTTGACGACTTCCATAAACCCGCGCTTGATGCAATAGGATTCCAAGACCTTGACGCAGAATTGATGGTATGGAGCAGTACAGAAACGGATGGAACAACCTTAACTAAAAAAAGTGTAGGAAAACAACCAGCCTGGATAAATTACATGACAGCCGTAAATAAATGTTATGGGAACTTTGCAATAGGTGAAAAGGAAATGTTCATGACATTAAATAGAAGGTTTAGTGTAAACAACACAACAGGAGGACTAACAGACCCAACAACATATATCGACCCGACAAAGTTTAACCAAATATTCGCAGATACAAACCTGGATGCGCAAAACTTTTGGACACAAATTGCAGTCGATATGATAGCCAGGAGAAAAATGAGTGCTAAAATAATTCCAAACTTATAAGACTATGTACAAATACGGATATCCAAATCAGACATTGATAGAACCTATTCCACTGGATGAAGGGGAAACAATAGAAACGAAAATAATGAGGATGATGCAAAATAAAGAACCAATAAAAGACGGCGCGCCTCTAATATTCACAGAAAGAAAGGATGGTGTAATGAGTGCATACAATATACGCACAGACCGATGGGAAGT